AGCTGGACGGCCCCCTCGACTGGGATGTACACGTTCAATTACACAGCCTACGTCAGCACAGCTGGCACGGCTGGAACCTTTATGGCGCAAATGGAGTGTACGTCGGGGATGTCAGCGAGTGGCAGTTCCAACAACGCTAACGGAATGGCCAATACAAGTACGGTTATCCTCTCTTGTTACTACACTACCGGAGGCAAGCCATACATCAACCTCAACACATCGGGACTCACAGGCAGCCCGGTCTTTACCAATGTGCTGTGGGTTACACCGATGCCGTAGGCAATTGGAAAGCAAGTACCAGTGTAGGCAACGTCGGTGTAGGCAAAGCAGTAGTAGGGGGAAACACAATGGCTCCAGACCAAGCGAAGATCACGATGCTGCTTAAGAACCTCCACAGTGCGGGCGAAGACCTGATCGCCGTGTGCAGTGCAATGGCTGACACGACACTGGTTCAGGGTGACAATCTCATTGCGCTCGGTAACACGATAGAGCGGTCGCAGCACAGCTACGATGCACTCTGCAAGGTAGCTAAAGGAGAGAAGTGGCCGTAACGTCGCGGTGAGGAATGTAGGACCAAGGTAAAGTTCAAGACTTGAACTGAGGTGAGTGAGATGGGTTTACTGATTTACCACCTACCAAACGAGCACAGGTGTGGCAGTGGCTCACAGCATTTACGATCTTGGTGCGGGAAACGCAGAGACAGCCGCGAGCTGCGGGTTTACGGGCGGCTGTGTGGTCCTCGCACGACTCTTACGTTGCCACCTCGCTGCTGCGTTGGGGAAACTATGACGTGGTGAACGCAACGGCGCAGTGGAACAGGCGTGCCGCAGTTACCGGGATAGCTGGATGTTGCATTGTTGCAGCCTAGCGCGGAAGTCCCAAGCGGGCTGACCGATGGATACGCGAATGCAGTTCCGTCCAGTCACACACTGCCAGCCTCGCTCTGGGCATCCTCGGCTCCGGCGTGGTGGGCTGGGCTATGGCCATCCATCGGCCCAGATGTAACCACTGGCACGGTCCCCGGCGTGGCGGGGCATGTCGCCTTGACTCCTGCGGCAAACTGCTATCTCTCGACCATGGGTGGGCCTGCTGATGGCAGCGGTAATGTGCTGACATTTAACGCAAACGCTTGCTACTCATCTAGTGGTTCCTTAACTCTGAGCACGTCGGTAATAGGCTCAGGCACGATTACGGGATGCGCGGGCAGCTACACATCGGGGGCGTCCTATTATTGCACGGTGACACCGGGAACAGGCTACGTTCTCTCGGGCTCGCCGACTGGCTGCTCAGGGTCTGGTACGACAACCTACTCAGGCACCATCACCGCAAACTGCACAGTCAGGGCGACCTTCACGTCATCGAGTTCAACAGCAGCTTCTGGTTGTGTAGCATGTAATTTAGCCGCAGGTAGTTATAAATAAATTGGAAATTAATTACTAAGGAGAATCAAATGAGTGGCCCGGTCACCTCTCAAGAACCAACAACTGCAATGAACTTCCGTAAAAGTGGAAGTACCTACGTTGCCACGAGCTACAATAACTGCCACGGCTTGCCATGGGAGCATCAAATAAAATAACTATCGAACCCTCTTATAGAGCACTAATTTTTGGAGACTAATAACATGGCTAACAAAATCGCAGCAGTAGACAACGAAGCAATGAATTCTTTATTCGCCGCCGAGCTCAAGAAGCGTGCGGGCGCATACGACACGAAGGAAGAAGGCCCGGTTCCCACCGATGCCCAGGCCTTTGCCGACCATGCGGAGTATCTATCCACGCTGGAATCAGTATTAAAAGGGGACAAGAAGTCCGATTTTAACGAAAATGATGTCCTAGCGGATTAGAAAAACAACTACGGACTCCTTAGATGGGAGTCCACATGTTTGTCTATCTAATCATTAACACAGCTACCCAGAAATACTATGTGGGTCAGCATAAAGGTACTAATTTAAAGAAGTACCTACAACAGAAACTTTCGCATGCCAATAGCAAGAAGGTCGGAAGCTCCCGGCTCTTCAACTCCATGCGTAAGCACCCAAAGGATGTCTGGGAGATTTTACCACTAGTCTCAGATATTGGAACACGGGAAGCGGTGGATGCGTGGGAACAGACTCTGATTGAACTGTTTGACTCTAGGAACCCAGAGGTTGGTTACAACATCTGTAAGGGGGGTGAGGGATTCACAGGTAGGCACTCACCGGAGACCAAGGAAATAATTGCTAACGCTTCAAAAGAAGCATGGCAAAGACCGGGGTATCGAGAGGCCATGGTAGCTAAGATGACCGGACAAAAACGTTCACCGGAAACTTGTGCGGCCATAGGGCGTGGTCACGAAGGAATAAAGGCATCGCCGGAGACTAAGCAGCGGCTAAGCATTTCTCATATGGGACATGTTCGAAGCCCTGAGTCACGGAAGAAACAGAGCGAGAGTACTTCCGGGGCTAAAAATTGGGGTTATGGGAAGAACCTTTCTGATACCCACTGTGCTAAGTTAAAAGAAGGGCACGCAAAAGCGCAGTATTATTCTAACTGCCCCGAGCATGGGCGCATGTTGGTTAAGTCCTCTAGAAGCAAATGCCCCGCTTGTAAGCAGGTTAGTAAACTTGTTACAAGACGTAAGAAGATCATCCGTAATGGTCCAACAAGCCGTAAGGGAGTTCCATTTTCAGTAGGACACTGTGCGAGTTTGAGTAAAGCACAAACAGGTAAAACAAGGACAGACGAACATCGTAAAAACATAGGATTGGGGTCTAGTAAAGCATGGACACCGGAACGTCGTGCAGCTAAAGCTGAACAAATGCGACAACGAGTACTGGATGACCCCACGTTCTTTAAGGAAAATAGGGATACCCCTCCTAATACGCGGCCAATTAGGTGCATTGACACTGGAGAGGTTTTCCCATCCGTAACACAAGCAGTTCGGTCATTTGGACTAGTAAGAGGCTGCAATTTAACTAGAGAAATCAAAAAAGGAAAGACGTTTCAAGGAAAGAAGTGGGAATATGTCAATGAATAAACTTGAACCCGGCGCCATCATTAATCTCGGTGAAGGTTCCTATCGTGTTGCTTCCAAAACAGCCAACGCGGATGGTGTTACCTACAAATTCGCCACCATGCAGGGCAAGTATGTGAGCGCTGAAGATAGCCTCCGCATTACTGCGGCCTGCAAGACTGCAGAGGGCATCAATCAAGCTCTTGATCCCGAGCCCCCTGAAGAACCTGTTGAGCATCACGGGGAGTCCACTACGGAAGAGTTAACCCATGAGGACGAAGGTTTCTACATCCGAATGGTGTATCTCCAAGACGGGGACTTGGAACTGCAGGCGACCGAACATCTAAGTGAGCAATTCGCCACAAATGAAACTTGGATGCCTACTATATATGAACTCCTAGATGACTTCACTACCAATGGTTGGGAGTGGGTTAACCCCGAGGACGTCACTAATGACTTGTTAGCGGACCCTGATGGGCATATCTATGAGCGTGCAGGTGACCCCATTGATGAGCTTCGCACTCAGGGTAAATTCATTATGGTTGCTGAGGGCAAGCTTAATGATAGTAGTGATGAGCAATCTCTAACTCCTGAAGAAGAAGACTCCATTCTCGATGGAATCCTAGATAGGGGTATGTAAGTGCCCCTTCCACCTCCCCAACAGCAACCGAATGTAGTCCCGAGTGGGCAACCCACCCCTCAACCAATACCTGTGCCCGGGCAGCCTCTCCAACAACCTCAGCAATCTGTCTCACCCGTCCAGCCCGCTCCAACAGGGGATGGGATGATTCATTCTGTGGCTCCTGAGTTACCCGGTATTCACCCGGGAAACCCTTTGTACCAAACAGCGACAAAGAATCGAACTACGAAATCCATAAATAGAACTGCCCAACGTGCAGCGGAGGAAACTATGGCAACGGAAAAAAGTAAACGCGAAGTACTTCGCGAGAAGATTGCGGCACGGAAGGCAGAGCGTAAAGTTGAAGAGGGCGCAAAGTATGCTCGTCTACGTCAGGTAGCTGCGGAAGAACCCAAAGAAGTGGATATCGCTCTTACCGAAGTGGCCGAGGCGCTCGGAGTTATGGCAGAAGGTTTGACCAATCTGCGCGAGAACTTGGATTTTATTCAAGCACCGAAATCCGCTTCTATAAAAGTTCGTGTAGCGGCTGCTCGTAAATATGCGGCTGCGTTCAAGCACACTGCTGCGGAGACTCCAGAAGTACTCGTTGACGCGGTCGCCGAAATTTATAATTCTTTAGACGAGATTGCAGCAGGCTTGGAAAATCTTGCCACCAACTTGGGATTCGAGATTCCGGGTGGGTCCGAAGTTATGGATGAGTTCGCGGATGAAGGCCAGGCTGAATTAGAGGAAGCTGCCGAAGGCGGAGAGACGATTCCAGAGCAGATTGAAGAAGAAGTTCATGATCCAGATGAGTCTGAAGAAGTGGCCGAAGAAGAGGAAGAGGAAGACTTCGAAGAGAAGGATGCCTCTGGCTCCGACAACTGGTACATGAACAACCAGGAGAAGAAGGTCGAAACTGCCCAGATTCCGCAGGTTGCTTCGAAGCGCCCGGTTAAGAAGTAACTTTCCTCTGCGGTGAGGAAAAGTACACTCCAAAGCCGATAGTAGCTAATAACGTTACCAGAGAGAACCTCCCCGCAGTCTTTGGGTATAATAAAAGACATAAACCCCTGAGAAATCAGGGGTTTAGCTATTTGTAGAATAATTTTTAAAATCCTCTTGCAAATTATCTACAACCCTGTATACTAATCATATGGCGATCAAAGAAAAGTGCGCAATCTGCGGTGGAACGAAGTCACTGGGAGACCATCTGTGCGCCAACCTTTGCGATTGGAAGCTGGAGGGCTGGGTGGGTTGGAATGCCCGTGACGGAAAACTCTACTTCGCCAACGCACAGGCTGTGAAGCTCTGGGCATCATATTATATGACGTACCGCAAGATGGTCAAGATTGCCCGTTCACTCGGTTGGAAAGGGCAGGAGAACTCCAAAGAGACGATGAAGCCCGTCCAGACCTTCACCCCGGCTGCAGAGCGCATCCTTGCCCGTAAGTGGACTGGCGTGAGCCAGTTCTTCTTCTCTACAACCGCTGTACAATACAGGGAGGTGGTGTAAATGGAAGATACAACTCCAGTATTAGCAAAATGGGTGAAACACCATGACGGTTCTTTCTCGCTGGTTCAAGCGAACGGAACACATGCGGGTGGGAATCTTGCTAGGCTTACTCCTATCAGTCTATGCGAATGGACTGTTAGTGCTCCGGGGTTTGAATTCCAGATGAACGCTAAGTTGAAACGAGTACAGGCACGAGTATTAGAAATCACGGGCGCACAGATTTAAAGTGTGCTCTATCACTTGGGCATGAGGGTAAGCACCTCGACAAAGGTACATTCTGGGGCTACGGCGACAATTGGCTCGACTCCAAGGAGTGGTAAAATGCCTAGACCCAGAGTCACTAGAGTCCTGTGCACCGTTTGCGAAGAAGAGTTCATCCGCCTCGACAACCACATCGGGTTTGCCAATACCTGCCTGAGCTGTGGCGGTGAGGACGTTCCAAGGCTTATGGCGCAGGTGAGCTGGGAAAACAAGCACACGCCTATCATTGAGATCACCGACGCTTACACGGCCACTCTGTTCAACGCCAAGCTGGCACGCAAAGGTTGCACGGTATTAAACTCCAGCATCGCACCCGTCTACACCGAGCCCTTCCAGCGCGAAGCTGGGAAAGACTACATGCCCAAGGTCAGCGAGAACGGTGACAAGCGCGGGACGGGCGCGGAGCCGGGAGGTATGTACCATAGTGGTCTAGGGGAGAAGCACCACCTGAAAAGATAAAGTCGCACTCCGTACGAGTGTGTGGGTTGAAAAGGGCCATTATTTTTGTGTGTACAAGAGTAAGGTCACAGTAGTACTATTTGAAGTACCAAATCATATCTGGAGGAAGTTATGGCAAAGAAGAATAAGGTGTCTGAGCGCGAGAAGGAAATTATGGTCAACTTGGCGAAGGCCGGAGTGACCAGCAAGACGATTGCACTGGCATTTGGCGTGCCCACGCAGGAAGTGGCGGCGTACAAGGCGTGGGATACCATGCGTAACGAGCGGTAGTGCATGAAATATGGAGTTAAGAAGCGGGCATCTCACGCCAAGAATGTGGAAGTATGGCGTGAGCTTTCCCACCAATCTCAATTTTCCCCGGAAAATGAATACTGGACTCTCGCAGACCCGGATTCAGTCGAGTATGAGTCTATGCACTCCTTGGGGGTACTGAAGTCAAACCGACAATACCATGTTGTAAATGATGATGAGTCCAAGATCGAGGACCTCAAGAAAAAATACCCGGAGGTTCCTTCAATTAATTTTCATCTCGGTGATTGGTGCCACGTGGTGTCTTCTAATAAACCGTGTGTAGGTGGGGGTATTGTTTACATTGACACCATGGAGGAGCCCGATCATAGGCGCATGGTGGCCTCTACAATGCTAGCTTCAACGATGAATGTATGTGGGGCAGGCACCCTAATCTGCATGAACTTATGCTACACCCGTGCCCGTTGTAGGCCGACACCGCTTTCGTTGGAAGCCTTTTTTCACAACACCGGAAGTTTGTTGAACTCTGATCAACTCGATTCATGGCTTCAGGTTGAAGATGGGTTGGGGTGTTTTGGGTTTCGTCCCCCCAAGACGAGACAAACCCAAATGTTAACCCTTTATTTTTGGAGAGAACCTAACAGGGTGCTCAGCTCCTTACAAGATTGAGACGAGCGGGACATCAGTACGTTCCGGAAAATCGATGTCTCAAGGATGCTCAGCTCCTTATAAGATTGAGACCTCTCACGCTGGCTGTGAAATTTTACTTCAGGCCGTCTCAAGGATGCTCGACTCCTTACAAGGTTGAGACGTAGGGAGTGTTTTGGGCAAGTTATCGCCGTTTGCCCCAGAGGATGCTCAACTCCTTACAAGATTGAGACATATGTGCCAGAGTCCCCTCTCCTGTGTCCCAGAGGATGCTCGACTCCTTACAAGATTGAGATGAAGAGCATGCGCGGCTCAAAGCATGCAGTTATGTAGAAAAATGAGACTCGGAGAAATAAAGTGAAAAAGGTAGTGCTTCAAAATACAATCCTAGGCACAAGACCACTAAGCAAGGGATCAATAGTCCCTACCCGGTCTTCGGGCACTGTTAAATCTCTAACCGGAGAATTTGAATGGCAGGATGATGGGGTTGAAGTTTTAACTAACCCTCTCGCGTCGGTGAACTCTCCCACAGGGTCTGGAAAACAGGTAATCGTTAGTACTGCCGCATTTGTTCATTACACTCGCTACAAGCGTCGGGCGCTTATAACAGTCCCTAGTATTAATCTCGGTACAGACTACATTCATACAAATGTGATTCGTAGGTCGGGAGAAGTTTGCAAATATAACATTAGTCCAGCTTTAGATTTCCGTTCTACAGAATACGGGTATCACCCGGCGCGTAACGGAACTATCCAAGGGTTGAGAGAGTTCCTTCTAGGGGGGGCTCCGGCCATTGCCGTGGCTACTCATCAGAGTCTGGTGGGTGCTTGGCAGACGCTTTCACTCCCGGAGCGTAAACAGGCATTTAGCAACTTATGGTTGGGTTGTGACGAAGCGCATCACCTCTCGGGTGTCTTATCTTATGACGAAGAGCTTGAACAGGGAGACCGGAAACGTATCATGGATGCTCGTACTCATTTAGGTGATATCGCGGAATACTTATGCAACGAGTACCGCAGTTTAAACTCAGGATTCAGCCCCATTTCAGCGACCTTTTTTCGAGGGGACAAGGTCCCTCTGTTTTACGATAAGGTAGAATCGGCCCTCAAGGAGAATTCCTATGTACGATCCTTTATCGAGCATTGGAAATTTCTTCGTTTTAAGGAGTTTAGGCAGGAATGTATTGGGTTTGATGATCCAATCGAAACTCTTCTTCCTGCCCTCTCCCCTGATGAGTGCTCCTTGGTGTATCTCCCTCCGTGCAATTGTAGTTTTCGACGTAATAATCCGGAGTACCTCCCTAGGATGTTGAAGGCGGCTGGAGAAAAGGGGCGAGTGCTTGACTTGATTACTACTGAGACACAGGAGGAAAATTTACAGCTCCTCTACGAGGACAATCAAAGGTACAAAGCAGGAGCCGCTCGTAAATTTGATTTCATTTTTGCAGTGAATATGATGCGTGAAGGTTCGGATTACCTGCCCCTTGCCCATGTGTACGATTTCTTTCCTTCGACGTCATTGGGGCGCACAGTGCAGGGGATCGGACGCATGACACGCAGGGATATCTCTCCGGAAGGGGTTGTCCGGAAAGATACAATAGGGTACACATCATTTTATTCCAATCTACATAACCACAACACAGAAGAAGAGGTTCGCACCCTAGTATCCGACCGCATCAACCAAGGCCTAGCGGGCATGCTTGGGGTTTACAGCTTGTTCGATGACACCCAATTACCTTCCGGTGGGGACGGTGGGGAAATCCCAGCCACGCAAATTCATCGGCGTATGGAAGAAGTGTTCGGTGAGCATGCCAGTAAAGCCCGGGAGATTTTTGTTCTCAACCTAGCATCCACTAATGTATCTGTTGATGACGCTGCTTTTGCTACTGTACGCGAACTGCGGCAGAAAGTTGAAGGGCGACCGAGTTGGGGAGGGTCCTTGGAGGATGCAGTCCCGGTGTTAAAAGCAATGGCAAGTTTTGTTGCTAAACAGCAGAAGCCTCACAAGGCAGTACATGAGAACTTCAAAAACGTTCGACCTTCCGCCGATATTCCCTCTAGTCTGGAGGAGCGGGGAATTCTAGCGGGGGAAATTCGGGAAGCTGGGTTTGATATCACCACCATTCGTCGCGCCTTTGTGACTATGTTCGGAGCGGAAGCAGATATCCATAAATTCCAACTCCTGCACACAACGTTAAACTCTCTCGTAGGGACAAGAAACAAGATGCAGTTCTTAGATAAGGCGGCTGCAACCTTTGCTTTCAGCCCCCACACTAAGGATAAATCCAAGAAGGCAAAGAAGGCATTCGACCGTCGTCGCCGTAAATTTAAAAAGAAGGGGGTAGCAACCGCCCTGTCCCCAAATGTGGGGGAGCCGTAATATTCTTGAAAATGGCTGTTGCTCCACAAGAAATTATCGTGTATTATGTAGACATAGTATAAATCTGATATAGGAGCTATTGATAAATGGAATCGACTGTAGCATCAACTATTCGTCGTAAGCGGGTGAAGGTAGTGACTGACGACAACATTCGCAAGCAGATTGAAATTCTGCGCGGCGAAAACAAAAAGAAGGCGATTAAGGTCAAGAAGGTTTTGGCCTCGATGGACCCGCAGCAGCTAGTTACATTAGGGTTAACTGAGGACGAGTTGGCCTCTTTCCCTAGTGCGAGCCTTGTACGCACTTGGCGTTTTGGGACTCTCGGAGTCCTATACTCCGGGGACGACAAAGTTCCAGTAGGGGATGGTACCATCACTGCTTTTCCCCATCAGCGGGATATGCGTGCCACTGATGAATACTACAACACCATCGTCACTACTACTCGCCCGCTGTTCCTCGATCTTAATAGACTGCTGGATGGGGACGAGCAGCAGAAACTGCGGAGCATCAATGAAGATATCTCCCAAAAATGGAAAGCCATTAAAGAAATTAATCAAACTCTGCGTCGGCGAGTGACCTCGGTTGAAGTGGAAGAGCATCTGAGTAGCATCAAGGAATTGAAGGCGCTACGTAATCCGTTGTATGCCACCGCCCGCAAGGAGCGTTTGGATAAAAAGAAAGTCAACAAGGATGCGCTAGACATCTTCAAGCAGGAAGTAACCAAAGCCATTCGCCTTTGCCGCAATAATCGCCCGGAAGGCATCTGGTACGGAGCCTATGATTCTGCTGAAAAGGCATTTGCGGGAGCCCTAAAGAAGGCAATGGAGAATGGCACCCTAACTCACTACCAAGGGGAGTGGAACGGAACAGCGGAAAGTTTCCTCACTAACCCTCGCTGGAACGGGGAGGGGAAGATTTCGGCAAACCACAGCAACGTAGGAAAGAACGCTCACGACCTTCAGCGGTGGGAAGCCATTCTCGCTGGAGAAAACAAATACCTTAAGGTTAGAAAATTCCTGCCCTCTGATTTAGCTGCTCACGGACTGTCTACAAAATTTCGTATCCGTGACGATATGTACCTTGTTTCTATCCGTCGTGGTCTGGGTGAAGATATTTCTTATATCTCGGCAGGGGTGATTCTCCATCGTCAGCCACAACCCAATGACCGAATTCCTCTCTCTTACTTCATTACTCGGAAGAAGGGATTGAAGCTTGAAGTCCATTTTTATTTGGCGGTTAGCACGGAGAAGGCAGTCAGCACAGGATCAGATGTAGTGTACGTCCTGCCGTGTTGGGAAAAGGGAGAAGGTGGGGTTATCAGCGCTCGATGGAGGAACTCCACTACGTCAGAGTCTGGGGTGCTCGTATTCCCTCACATTATCTCATCGGCACAGGAACATGCCTCCGGTCTAGATCAAGTGGTGTCACGTCAATTGGGAGCATACAACACGGTTCGGGTTGGTTACGGGTTGGAGGCGGAGAAGCGCAGTAACCTTCGTTACATCGGACGTCCGTTTAACCCCGTTCTTAAACCCAAGGAAGGTGTGGATTTGAAGGCCGCTCTTACAATCGTGGCTGAGGAATTTCGCCATCTTGAAAAGGTGAGTGGCCCCCACGGCGGTGGGGGTGAAGAAGGCACAAGAGACATGGTGGAAGCGGTGTTCCTTAAGATGAAGGAATATTTCACCTTCTCCGACCGGGCACAGGGCTTGGACTTTACAACAGGTTGGATGTTCCGGCAGCGATTCCAGCATTTGTACCCATGGGCGGTGAACGAGCGTTCCAGTTCCTTGTTACACCGGAGGGAAATTGCTCGCGTTTTTGCTACACAGGTGCTGAAGAATGCGATGGAGCTGCATATTCCAGATACTGATTACCGCACTAGGAATATGAGCGAGGAACAGAAGCTGGCATCTCCATCGGAGCTTTTATCCGTTCTCAAGAACTATGCGGAAGGCAAGGGGATTAGGCCTATACCAGAGGCGGAGGATGTGATTTCTGCGAACCTTAAGGAACCAGACAAATCCGTGTAGGTTCGCGGAAGAGGTTTCTTGCTTGTTATCAGGGGGTTGCAACCCATACTCTTGATTTCACAGGGGGCACAGAGGAGTAAAATGATTAGGTCCGCGCAAACCAAGGTGCAATCGATTGATAGCAAATGGGTTTGCGCGGCCACGGTCTCAAGGATGCTCAGCTCCTTATAAGATTGAGACAGCGTGTCTACAACGTTCTGCGCCTGCGGTTCAGGTCTCAAGGATGCTCAGCTCCTTATAAGATTGAGACTCACAGTTTATACAAAGACAACGTAATGTGTATTGTCTCAAGGATGCTCAGCTCCTTATAAGATTGAGACACCCAACGCAGCGTTGGTGAAGTTGCGGGTGGAGAGTCTCAAGGATGCTCAGCTCCTTATAAGATTGAGACCCGGTAGTCTGCGAGGATGGGGATGAGGCGGGTAGTCTCAAGGATGCTCAGCTCCTTATAAGATTGAGACCGGAGGCGGAAGATACACTGCGCCGCCTGGTGAGGTCTCAAGGATGCTCAGCTCCTTATAAGATTGAGACATAATGTCCTGCTCTCTGCCTTAGGTCGGGTGCCAAGTCTCAAGGATGCTCAGCTCCTTATAAGATTGAGACTCTTTGTATACGGAGGCGTCCATCTTCGAGCAGCGTCTCAAGGATGCTCAGATCCTTATAAGATTGAGACAAGCCAAGTAGGCCCTCGCCACGCTCCGACGAGTCTCAAGGATGCTCAGCTCCTTATAAGATTGAGACTGGTAGTAAGCATTCTTAACGTTGGCGACCAAGTCGTCTCAAGGATGCTCAGCTCCTTATAAGATTGAGACTGCAATGAAGCGCTTACGGAGTCTCTCCTGGCAGGTCACAAGGATGCTCAGCTCCTTATAAGATTGAGACTCTGCTGTCACGATGGCATTACAAGCAGCCAGTCGTCTCAAGGATGCTCAGCTCCTTATAAGATTGAGACTTATCCTCAGGATCAATTGTGAAACCCCATACTGCCGTCTCAAGGATGCTCAGCTCCTTATAAGATTGAGACCAGCGGAGATTGGACATCTGCCAGCGCATAACGGGGTCTCAAGGATGCTCAGCTCCTTATAAGATTGAGACTCTAGTAACTGGGGCTCATGCACTGTGTGGGTATCGTCTCAAGGATGCTCAGCTCCTTATAAGATTGAGACTTCAAGTACCTAGTTGAGCTGGACGTGCTGGCTAGTCTCAAGGATGCTCAGCTCCTTATAAGATTGAGACCACTGATGCGCTACGATGGCTCCCCAGCCCTCGACGTCTCAAGGATGCTCAGCTCCTTATAAGATTGAGACGCTACGCAGTGGAGCAGGGAATTGACTACATTGATGTCTCAAGGATGCTCAGCTCCTTATAAGATTGAGACGCTCAACCGTCAGGAATTCCATCGCCTTTACAAGGTCTCAAGGATGCTCAGCTCCTTATAAGATTGAGACTGCATCCTTGCGGTACCAGTCATTAGTGGAATGGTCGTCTCAAGGATGCTCAGCTCCTTATAAGATTGAGACAGGATGCGTACATTCCTAGAGTTGCTCCGTTGGACGTCTCAAGGATGCTCAGCTCCTTATAAGATTGAGACTGAACCCGTCGGCTCTTTTCCACCCATACACAATGGTCTCAAGGATGCTCAGCTCCTTATAAGATTGAGACAGGTACCAAGGGAACACGCTCCTTATAAGATTGAGACCAGAGTAAGTGTTGAGCAAGTTCAGCTTTAGCGGTCTCAAGGATGCTCAGCTCCTTATAAGATTGAGACCGATCAGCGTATTGCAGCCAGCGGAACCAGCAGCAGTCTCAAGGATGCTCAGCTCCTTATAAGATTGAGACACCTGTACCGCTGGTGCCAACGCTGGGCTCTCCCGTCTCAAGGATGCTCAGCTCCTTATAAGATTGAGACTACTGATACATGCAAAGTAGAAGGTCAACTTGAAGTCTCAAGGATGCTCAGCTCCTTATAAGATTGAGACCCAAGTGGCTCTACGTTAACCAGCGTGGAGAGCAGGTCTCAAGGATGCTCAGCTCCTTATAAGATTGAGACCAAGGCAGCGTTACGGCACACCACTGTTAAGTAGGTCTCAAGGATGCTCAGCTCCTTATAAGATTGAGACTTGGCACCTGTTCGGTAGGAAAAATACTTCTGGTTGTCTCAAGGATGCTCAGCTCCTTATAAGATTGAGACGAGTCCTGCCGCTCCTACCATATACTTTAGAATGTCTCAAGGATGCTCAGCTCCTTATAAGATTGAGACTGTGAGCACATGAGTACGGTTGCTAAGAACTTAGGTCTCAAGGATGCTCAGCTCCTTATAAGATTGAGACTTCTATCACATGGGCTTGGCCGACGAACACCGCTAGTCTCAAGGATGCTCAGCTCCTTATAAGATTGAGACCGAATAGCGACCAGCGTGTATCAGACTCAATGTGGTCTCAAGGATGCTCAACTCCTTATAAGATTGAGACTACCCAAGCTCTCCCAAAGCAATCCCCTTCATCTGGTCTCAAGGATGCTCAGCTCCTTACAAGATTGAGACATCTGGCAGTCCATGCATTCTGCATCAACGCATTGTCTCAAGGATGCTCAACTCCTTACAAGATTGAGACTGGAATAAGCGCGGAACCAGCTTCTGTAAATGCTGTCTCAAGGGTGCTCAACTCCTTACAAGATTGAGACTGAGCAGGATGCGAGGCTTGGGCTGCTCCAAATGAGTCTCAAGGGTGCTCAACCCCTTATAAGATTGAGACAAGACAGCGCCTTGATACAAGGTAAGAAGATTGAGTCTCAAGGATGCTCGACTCCTTATAAGATTGAGACCCTATACAGGTTGGCTACCAACAGCTCACGCGCCGTCTCAAGGATGCTCGACTCCTTATAAGATTGAGACAGGACGCCTACCAAATACTCGCTTCAGCGGGTACGTCTCAAGGATGCTCAGCTCCTTATAAGATTGAGACCTGACAGGTCTGAGTAGGGGATGACCGCAGCGCAGCGTCTCAAGGGTGCTCAACTCCTTATAAGATTGAGACTCGGCTCATCTTACGTCCGCAATCCGCAATGATCGTGCTTGTCTCAAGGATGCTCAGCTCCTTATAAGATTGAGACAATGGTGAACGGGTGAAGTATCCAGCAGTGCCCACGTCTCAAGGATGCTCAGCTCCTTATAAAGATTGAGACTGAATGAACCCCTCTATCATGTCAAGCTGACCGTGTCTCAAGGATGCTCAGCTCCTTATAAAGATTGAGACTCAGGTACGTAGAGAGAAAGAATTGGTGAGCTACGTCTCAAGGATGCTCAACTCCTTATAAAGATTGAGACTCAGGCGATGCTGTACCACAACAATACCGAGCTGTCTCAAGGATGCCCAACTCCTTACAAGATTGAGACTTGTATTTGACTTTATATTGTAAACACCGTAGACTGTTGTCTCAAGGGTGCTCAACCCCTTACAAGGTTGAAACTAAGGCGGAGGAAAAATGGATAAGAATAATAGAGACAAATTACTTGCCCACGTAAAGCGCGTGATTCTGACCGCCACCGGGGAGGAGCGTGAGGCACTCTGTGCCCTCGCCACGTCGCTGTATGACGAGGAGCAAGCAGAGTATGAACTCTCCACTACGCCGGAGCAGAGAGCTTTTGATGAGGCGTTTGACGTGGCAAGGTCGATGGCTATTCTTGATAATTCCGGACCTATTAGAAAAACAAAAAGGGAGAATTAAGTTATGGAATGGGATGAATTTGATAGACAGTTTGTCTGGCGGCTTGATACAGATTGTCGGCATAAAACCGCTGTAGCACTGCGGATGTTTGCGGGAAAGTGTCCGGATGACGTGCTTCGCCCACTTCAGCGGGTTCGTGTAATGGCCCCGTCAGGCGTATACGGTAATGCATTTGATGGGATGGGTTACATCTATATTTATCTTGACCCGTGTCTTGAACTGCAACCGCAAAAGAATGTTGAATTCACTGTTGCTCATGAGTTTGCACATGTTGTGCTGAATCACACGGATTACCTCCGCACCGGAGAAAAAGAAAAAGAAGCAGATGCAGATGCGCTAGCTAAGGCTTGGGGGTTTACTAGACCCACTGGCTGAACCAATAGAAAGGCCCCAGTTCATCACTGGGGCTTCAGTACTCTAAATAAGTTGCTTGTTTTCAACATGTTACGCCGTCAACGGTTTGCACGAGAAACAAACAAAGCCTTTTCAAATTCCGGGTCCTCCACATCAACTACAAATTTTCCCGTTATATCCTCGTCCGTCCGGTAGAGGTGTCCCTGTTTGGCAGCTTTACGTTTACTATACCCATGCCCGGTGGGGTTGCTTTTGTCCACGAGGCTATAAATCCACGCAGCTATGGCCGCTTCATCCGGGTCTTTGCTATGCATCAGTAACTTACTCGCGCTACTCATAGCTCGTCGCACATCCGGTCGATGCAGATTATACACCTCTGAAATTTGTTGGAAATTACGACACGAGGCGTACTGAGTTACTATTTCAGACAGGGGTGTAGTAATCAGGCTATCTTCAATCCCAACTTTCTCGAACACCCTGTGAAGAGTCTCAACACTGGGCTCCCCCATATTGAGAAATGCCCCGCCCAATACTCGAATCGCCATCCTAATACGCGACGAGCACACGGTTTGTGTGCTCTTATGGATTACCGCCAGCGTGGTCTGGGTCTTACCCAGTAAATAGTAACTCAGTAAAAGTTCCTGATCCTCACGCTTTAAGTACCGAAGCTTTCGCAGAAACTCGGGGAAGTTCTCTGTGATATAGGTGTAGATGTCCGCCTCGGTGAGGTCCTCGCAAGTTTCCAACGATATGGTGGTGCACCCTTCGAATTGCTCTTCTTCCGACAGAAGGAGGGAGCGGGCGGCTGTGATGTTGTTAAAGTAGACTGAATTCTCCAAATCTATAATTTCTCCCAGTGGTCTCTTCCATATTTACTTTAGATGTGCTATCATGCAAAATGGGGAAGTGTATTTATATGATTACACAGATAAATACTCCAAATTCTCCCGGATTTTTCATTTTGGAACAAAATAAAAATAAAAATGACGTCGAGTGAGGAACTCGACGTCATTTTGTAGTACAGGTGAGCTTATTCTAGTTTAGCAGTTGTTACTTTTCCTGGTTAGCTGTGAAGTAGCGCCAAACTCGCTATGCCGATTTTATACCCGCCCGGGTTCAAGAATCCCGGCTTGATTCCAGCGCCACCGGAAGTGGGCTGAACAGCATACGCGGTCATGAAGTGGTCATTCGGTGTTCCAATGACGTTCCCAGAGTGCAGGTAGGTATAGCCATTGATCAGTCCGAACTCTCCACTGCGATACATGAGACCTGCGGTGAAAATTAGGTCATTGGTTGCTGTGGTGACGATTGCAGGGGCCTGAGCCATACCGTTGGAGTTGTACCCCACTACAGTGACAGAAGTGCCATCTACCGGGGCTACAGCGGTGCCCGTGAAGTTGTAGGCGTGAATGTTGACTCCACCATTGAAAACTGGACGACCATTTGAATCAAGGTCGGTCAAAGTCACACTGGTGATGCCCGCAGCTACATTGACAGCGTAGAACAAATAAAGGCTGAGGGAGTATCCCGGATCACCCACGAAATTAACTTCATTGACGTGATTCCAAGTTGCTAGTGTGCCATTATTGCTGATTGTAGGTGCTGTGGTGGCAGCCGCGAGGCCGCTAACAGCGTAGGGGTCCATAAGCTTTGCACCCGTTACCACAACAACAAGGGTGTCACCCGCTGATGTGGCGGCTGGAAAATTTGCAGTAAGTGGACTAGTGGAATAGACGTTCTGGTTCTTCCCACTCTGAGCTAAAGTAACGGCCATGATGTTTCTCCTTCGGGTGGGGCGTCCACCATCTACTAATAGAGGTTGAAAGTCGGTTTATTGGATTACACCATTGATAGTTGAGTTGCTGTTTGAGCACCGATATTGGTCGAAACATAATCGGTTGCAGAACTTTTTCTTTCTTACTATAGCGGTCCTCTCCCCTTCCGCCATGGGTATTATAGAGGCGCAATGAAGGCAGTGTTTGGGGTTGGCATAGTAGGCAGCGAGTGAGGCTTGTTTTTGCTTCTTACCTATAGCGCCCATCACCTTAGAATGGTTAGCACGGTATTCGGGTGACTGTACGGCAGCACGTCTATTTTCTTCTCGTTTTTTACCCCAGGTTTCGTTGGTTTTTAGTCCGTGCTGATAAGCGCAAGTGTGGGAGCAGCATACGGCTTTTTCTCCCCGACAATAAGTGACTGAGAATGTTTTATTACAGGCGGGGCAGGTCTTTTCCGGCCAGGGGTTGGTGCCCTTATGCTGAGCGTAGTACTCTTTTTTGCTTTGACTTAACTTAAGATTACGAGCCTTAATAGCCTCAGCATTTGCTGGGTCTGAATTCCAAGCTAAGGAGGTTTTCCTAAGTTTACGACGTGTCTCCTCTAAAACAGGGCCTGTGAATCCCTCACCCCCCTTACAGATGTTGTAACCAACCTCTGGGTTCCTAGAATCGAATAGCTCAATAAGTGTAATCTCCCAAGCATTGAGTGCTTCACGGGTCTGAACGTTGGAAACTAAAGGATGAATCTCCCAAGTATTCTTTGGATGTTTCCGCATAGAAGCAAAGAGGTGTGACCCTGTCTTTCCTCTCTTTAACTCATACCACGCTTGAGATAACTTATCTTGAAGGTACTTCTTCAAGTTGTTGCCTTTGTGCTGACCGACGTAAATCTTACCTGTGGTAGTGTTAGTAATGAGGTATATAAACATAATGGACTCCTACAAGAGGAGTCCATAGTCGATATTTTCTAGTCACTAAGAATGTTGACTAAACAGGAATGCGTTAGTCGTCATCGTTTGACTGGTGGCATCCTTACAGACTCGAATGCTGCGGAACACTAAGCAGGACGGGGTCCAAATGGCCTTGTGCCCTACGGAGTCATAGATCAATTCCGTCATATCAATATTCTGAGCTCCCGCAGTGGTGACGTCGGGAGGGGTTACGTTGATACCGGAAGTCGGTGTTCCACTGGTGTTTACTGTAGGAGGTAATGTCTGGCTGCTCATATTAAAGGCTGAGAGGACGAATGTTTGACCTAATCCCAGCGGTTGAATAATCCTGCCTCCAATATTTTGCAGCGATTCCCCTCCACTGGTGGTGCCAATATATGTATTCCATCCATTCGCGTACCCGCCCGAATCCTTTACCGGGGACGCTACTGTAAGTAAATTACCCGCAGTCACTAATAGACTTGATTCAGTGCTCGCAACGGTCTCCCCTGACTGAGTGACGTAGGTATTCTTCACATAATAGGTGGTGGGGGCTGCAATTCCCGCGAGTTCTCCATAAGTCGGGGCGTACTGACCGAGCACCGGAGCTGCGGGTGCAGCGATACCTGCGCCGGATGTTAACACGTTTGGATCATTCGAGACCTCAATCCAAGTTTTAGCCTCTACTCCAGTGAAATAGATGCTGAACGCCGCACAATTATTAATGTCTTGCCAGTTCCCATTGAGCGCATTCTGGGATGAAAAAATATTTACTGTTGCAGTTAACATGGTGATTAACTCCTCATACTAAGGACTAGGTAGTCAGATTTTGAGCAGCGAAGATACGATTTGGGGTACAGTGTGTGAATTTATTGACTTTCCAACCCTATGATTAGAGGAGCATATTATGTCTCATAAAATTCGTCCAACTTCATCGTTCGGACTTGGCAGCACCAAAGCAGGCAACAACACTTTCTCAAAGAATCACTTTGCGTCTAGCGAAGAGTTGTCTCCAGAGGTAAAAAGTAAAATCGCCAGCTTAGGTCTTGAGAGAGTCGCAGGTAATATATATAGTTGCCCTAGTTCCCAAGAATTTTGGCGCGTATCCGGGGGTAAGGTAATCAAACTCGTGGGTAGTGGGGTGGTGGATAACCACGAGTCGATTACTCCTTCTGATGAGAATGACCCTTCGTTTTCCTTAAAAGGGTTCTTAGAAGACTTAGATGGTGAGTTTTAAGAAGTCCATTTTACCCCCGCCCCGCGAATGCCTCGCCCTTCAGGGCGGGGTAGGTAGCGGGGAAACTCATACTCAATAAAAACTAATACTCAATACTTAAGCAGATGCTAATTCAGAAGGCGTACCAATACGAGCTGCGAACGGACGGCGCTACGCGCCGGGCGTTCACCCGGCATGCCGGGGCGAAGCGCTTCGTATGGAATAAGGCGCTGGAGCTTCAAAAGGAGCGCTACGCGCTCGGCTTGAAACACCTTACCGCCTTTGAACTACATGCGCTGCTTCCCTCTTGGAAGAAGGAGTACCCGTGGATGCGCGAAGCGCATTCCCAAGTCCTCCAACAAGCTTTGAAGGACCTCGACCGAGCATACAAGAATTTTTTCGCACGC